AGGTGCTCAAGAAATTATGCAACGTATAAGATATGGATACGAACTGTGTCCTGATTATGTCAGAGCAGGTGTAACCAACTACAACAAAGGATCGATGGAATTTGAAAATGGCTCACGTATTGTATCAGCAACCACAACAGGTAACACTGGTAGAGGTATGTCTATTTCATTATTATACTGTGATGAGTTTGCGTTTGTTAATCCGGGCATAGCACAAGAATTCTGGACTTCAATATCTCCAACACTGGCAACAGGAGGTAGAGCAATTATAACATCGACACCTAACTCAGACGAAGATGTGTTTGCTACCATATGGAGAGAAAGTCAAAATAAATTTGACGAACACGGCAACGAACAAGAATTGGGCATAAACGGATTTCATGGATACACAGCCAGTTGGGACGAACATCCTGACAGAGATGAAGAATGGAAAAAACAAGAACTAGGGCGTATTGGCGAAGAAAGATTTAGACGTGAATATGGTTGTGAATTTTTAGTGTATGATGAAACACTGATCAACAGTATTGTGTTAACCACATTAGAAGGTGCAGAACCAACATTGAACATGGGACAAACACGTTGGTATAAAAAATTAGATCCACACAGCACATACGTTGTTGCATTAGATCCTGCTATGGGTACCGGTGGAGACAATGCGGCAATTGAAGTTTTTGAATTGCCAAGTTACGAACAAGTTGCAGAATGGAAACACAACACAACTGCTATTCCTCAACAAGTAAGAATTTTAAGAGACATATGTAACTATATCAAAGAAGAAACAAAATCTACAGGTTCTAACATCTATTGGAGCGTGGAAAACAACACTATTGGTGAATCAGCATTGTTGGTTATAAATGATTTTGGAGAAGATTCAATACCAGGATTATTTGTATCAGAACCTATAAGAAAAGGACATATTAGAAAGTTTAGAAAAGGATTTAACACCACACACAAAACAAAAATTAGTGCTTGTAGCAGACTAAAAAATATGATTGAAAAAAGCAAATTAAAGATACACAGTAAACCTTTAATCAGCGAACTTAAATCTTTTATTGCTTCAGGATCATCATTCAAAGCAAAATCAGGTCAAACAGATGACTTGGTCAGTGCTACACTATTGATAATGCGTATTATAAGTGTGTTAAAAGACTGGGATCCTAAAATATACACATCATTCAGTCAAGCAGACGAAGATACAGCAGATAAGGTAATGCCAATGCCTATCTTTGTAAGCCACTAGACGATAAATATACTATATGAACCTTAATACCATAGCAAAAGACCTTTTTAACAAGATCAGAGGACAATTTCCTCAGGTAACATTGGGTGATTCTCAGGGAAAAATGACCACAGAACCTACCCAAGCAAGATTTTTTGACTTTGATTTTAAAGAAGGTGGAAACACTTTAGGAAAGGTAAGTATTAGCATAAGTGAAGAAGATGGCATGGTCGTTATGCACAGCAAAGACTTTGTTGAGCAAACAGATGAGCCATTAAAACGTGGATGGTTTAATTTTCTCAAAGAATTGAGAGGTTTTGCCAAAGCAAGAGTGCTTGGATTTGATACAAGAGATATCACAAAAAGCAATCTTGAAAAAAGAGACTATGACTTTTTAGGAAAAGGAAAAGAGGTAGAAAAAGTGAGCGAATCAAATTTATACGGCACAACAAAAACAAGTTTTCAAACTGTGGGCGAAGCAAGATTAGTAATCAAACATTCAGCACCAGTAAATCCAACAGTAGCAGGTGGACGCACACACAGAATAGAATCTCTTTTCATAGAAAACAAAGCAGGCGAAAGATTCAAGTATCCAATGAAACATTTGAATGGTGCAAGAGCAATGGCTCGACACGTATCAGAAGGTGGAAATCCATTTGATGATTTTGGAAAACACATCACAGAGATGAGTTCAGAGTTGAATCAGTTGAGAAAATTCAAAACATACATGAACAGATCCAATGTGATGGCTGAAGGTTTAAAAAAGTATCAGTCAGTTGTGGATGAAAGAATAGAAGAAATTAAATCAAACTGTTTACGTTTACAAAAACAAACTGCTTATAAAGAATCATTTGAAAGTTTTAGCAAATCAGAATTAGCAGAAGTTCCAGAAGATGTTAAAAAAAGTTGGATTGATGAATTAACAATCAAAACATTCAATGAAGAATTACAAGATGTATTTCCTTACATCTACAAATTGGTTACAGAAAGAACAGCAATAGAAGAACTAGGACCTAACTCATTTGAAGCACACGGATATCAAGGTGGCGTAGAGCCAAGAACGTTAAGATACGATCTTGCAGGAGACTTTGATCAAGACAGAGGTGTAAGTGAAAAAGATTCTGAAGATATAAAAAATCTTTTAGCAAAGGCTGGCATTAATGCTGATGTTCAACCAGACGAATCAAGACACCAAGGTGTTGTGATACACACAGATGCATCACCAGATGATGTAGAACAAGTGTTGGGTGGTATGATTGAAACCATCGATAATTTCCATGAATTTGAATCAGCAATGGAATCAATTGTGAGAGAAGACAATGGATTGTTTTCACAAGATGCTGATGAACAAGCAGAAGCATTAGAAAAATTAAACACACTGATGGCAAAACATTTTCCAGCAGGTGTAAATGGTACCAACGGTATTGAAAGTTTACAAGGCATAATTGATGACGAAGAATTAAATGACGAAATTCAAAAAGCGGCAAGCGAAGATTCAGACATCTGCATACGTCCAATGATTATGGACTATGTGGCACAAAAAGATCCTACACTGGTTTCAAAAATTAGCACAGGCGACATGAAGCAAGAAGACGAAGCAATCACATTTGAAGACATCAAACCTTATGTTTCTATGTACAAAGGTGAAGATGGCAAAATGGTGTATGATGTGTTAGACAAAGATGGAGAATCAGTAGAAAAATTTGCTGATGCCAAAGGAGCAATGGCATATTTGAAACAAAATTTCAACAAATTAAAAAATAAAGAAGTTCAAACAGAAAACGAAACAGATTACGAAGGCTCGTTTGAATACGAATTACCAGGTGATGATGGTGAAATGGCTTATGGTACAATTCATTACAAAGCCATCAACGGTGTAGTTGATCCAAACTCTTTGAGAGGTGAATACGAATATGATGGTAATCACAAAGTGGATGATGACTATGCTAATGAAGTGATTAAACCAGGTGGCCCAGAACACGAAGAAGCATTAAAAGCCGCTCAAGAAGATTATGATTACGAAGCAAGTCGTATGAAATCTAAATTTGGTATAGAAGATCAAGAAGAAAAATCATTCAAAGACAAAGAACAAACTGTGGATGAATTTGTGAAAAGTTTCTTTGACTACACATCAAATCAATTTCCAAAAGGCGAAACAGCAGTGCTAACATCAGTAGAAAAGAAATTTGGTGACAATGCTGTATCAACTGCACAGGAAACAATTCAGAAGTTAATGGCAAACAAAGATCCCGAAATTGCCAAAATCAAAAAATTAGCAGGCGTTCAATAAACAACTTTACCATTTCAGGTTGACTAAATAGTAATATTAGTATATATTTGACAATATGTTTGTCTTGTGCTATACTAATTTTATAAAGGCACATAATATAATAACAACAGGCAACAATAGGAGGCTTAAATTATGGCAACACTAGCAGAAATACGTGCTAAACTGAAAGAACAAGAAGTTAAGACAGGTGGCACTACTTCAAGAACAGGCGGAGACAACGCCATTTACCCATTTTGGAATCTAAAAGAAGGAGAGCAGGCAACTGTTCGTTTCTTGCCAGATGGTGATAAAGAAAACACTTTTTTCTGGAAAGAAAGGTTAATGATTAAATTACCTTTCGCAGGAATCAAAGGTGAAACAGATTCAAGACCAGTACAAGTACAAGTTCCATGTATGGAAATGTATGGCGAGTCTTGTCCAATCTTATCTGAAGTTAGAGGATGGTTCAAAGATCCTAAATTAGAAGATTTAGGAAGAAAATATTGGAAGAAAAGAAGTTACATCTTCCAAGGTTTCGTGAAAGACGATCCACTAAATGAAGAGTCAACTCCAGAGAATCCAGTTAGAAGATTCATTATTGGTCCACAAATATTCCAAATTATCAAAGGAGCATTGATGGATCCAGATATGGAAGATCTTCCAACTGATTCAACAAGCGGTGTTGATTTTAGAATTATCAAAACATCCAAAGGTGGATATGCTGATTATTCAACATCAACATGGTCTAGAAAATCAAGACCTTTAACAGAAGAAGAAAACACAGCGATTACAACACATGGTTTGTTTAATCTAAATGATTTCTTACCTAAAAAGCCTTCAGAAGTAGAAGTTAAGGTAATGAAAGAAATGTTTGAAGCATCTGTTGATGGTGAAGCATATGATCAAGATAAATTTGGTCAATACTTTAGACCAGCAGGCTTGTCATCAAGAACTGGTGATCCAGTAACTCCGAAAGCAGAAACTCCTGCTCCGGAAGTGAAAGCGGAACCAGTTGCTGAAACAACTGCTCAAGAAACACCAAAGCCAACTGTGGAAGATAATAAATCTTCAAGCGGAAAAGCAGAGGATATCTTGGCAATGATAAGAGCAAGACAATCAAAATAGTAAAGTACATTTGTGGGGAGGCAACTCCCCACACATACTAACAAAAGGAACAAATTATGGTAAAGGCATTTGATGTAAGTAAATTTAGAAAAACTTTAACAAAGTCCATCACTGGAATGAGTGCTGGATTTCATGATCCAACAGATTGGATCTCAACAGGCAATTACGCACTAAACTATTTGGTTAGTGGTGATTTTAACAAAGGAATTCCATTAGGAAAAGTGACTGTGTTTGCAGGTGAATCTGGAGCAGGTAAATCATACATCTGTTCAGGTAACATTGTGAAAGCGGCACAGGATCAAGGAATATTTGTTGTACTAATCGATTCAGAGAACGCATTGGACGAAACTTGGTTACAAGCATTGAACGTAGACACAGACGAAAAAAAATTATTAAAACTGAATATGTCTATGATAGATGATGTGGCAAAAACAGTTTCAACATTTATGGATGATTACAAAGCAATGGCTGAAGAAGATAGACCAAAAGTATTATTTGTGATCGATTCATTGGGTATGTTGTTAACACCTACAGATGTTGATCAGTTTCAAAAAGGTGATATGAAGGGTGACATGGGTAGAAAACCCAAGGCACTAACAGCACTTGTTCGTAACTGTGTTAATATGTTTGGTTCACACAATGTGGGACTTGTTGCTACAAATCACACATACGCATCGCAAGATATGTTTGATCCAGATGACAAAATATCAGGTGGACAAGGATTTATCTACGCATCTTCAATCGTGGTAGCAATGAAAAAATTGAAACTGAAAGAAGATGAAGATGGTAACAAAGTTACTGATGTGAGAGGTATTAGAGCCGGCTGTAAGGTTATGAAAACAAGATATGCCAAACCTTTTGAAGGCGTACAAGTAAAAATTCCATACGAAACAGGAATGAATCCTTATTCAGGACTTGTAGATCTTTTTGAGAAAAAAGGTATATTAACAAAAGATGGTAACAGACTTAAATACGTGGATTCAAAAGGTACTGAATACAAAGAGTATCGTAAAGTTTGGGAAGCCGGTGGAGAATATCTTGACATGGTTATGAAAGACTTTACCAATTTAGTGCCTGCTGAAGAATCAGAAACTAAAGAAACAACAGAAGCAGTTGAGGAGTAATATGATCGAAGGAAGTCAATTAGTTGAAATTTGGCAATTTTTCAAAGAGTACATGGATCGAAAACAGGCTATGGACTTGGTAGCAGAAAAATTTGTCGATCTAATGGCAGACTATGGTGTGGAAGATGAAGAATTTCAAGCCGCACTAGGAGCCGATGATGACCTGGACAAAGCCATCCAATATTATTTGGATGTTGACCAGGACGAGGATTATTAATGGCTGGATGGTATCAGAAAATAGCGAAAGATATTGGCGCAATTCCTGATGCCATCAGACATTATGAAGACGAATTGGAACAGGCAAAATCCGAAATAAGAATTAGAGGCAATATCGAAAAAGCATCAGCGGATATGCCTGGCATTGTGGAACAAAGATTCAATCAATTACAGGAAATTGAGGCGATACTTCAATATATGAATATCGAGTTGAGAAGATTGAGATCAAAACATTTCAAAAAGTATTTAGAAAATTATCAAAGAGCACTCAGTTCAAGAGATGTAGAAAAATACGTGGATGGCGAAGCAGATGTGGTTGATTATGAAAAAATAATCAACGAATTTGCACTGCTGAGAAACAAATGGCTTGGTATTACCAAAGGACTGGATCAAAAACAATGGCAAATGACAAACATTGTTAAATTGAGAGTTGCTGGTATGGAAGACGCTTCTATATAATACATCACTAAAAATCTTATCAATAAATATTCAAAAATGACTTTGAATATTCCAT